CGGGGCCGCCCGTCGAGTCGGCCGGGGGGCCATTGATCGGCTTCAACCGCACCAACGAGGTGATGCTGCGCGAATACACCCGCAGCATCTACCTCTGGCGCTGCGTCGACATGATCGCGCAGATGTCGTCGTCCATCGTCCTCGACGTCACGCCGAAGGAAAACCGCCCGCTCACCGAGGACGAACAGCAGATCGACGACCTGATTAAGCACCCGAACCCGCAATGGACGGCGGCGCAACTGCAATACTTTGTCGCCGCGTCGCTGGGCGTGGCCAACCGCGCGTTCCTGAAGCGCGTCCGGTCGGCGCTCGGCGGCGCCACGCTTGAGCTCTGGCCAATCCCGGCGAACGAGGTCCAGCCCCGCTTCTATCCGGGCTCGCAGGTGATCGAGGCGTGGGAGCGGGTGACCGCGGCCGGCAAGGAGGAATATCCGATAGGGGAGGACGGCGATTCCGACATGATCTGCGTTCGCCGGCCGGCGCTCAACGAGGCAACCGACAGATCGCCGGCGGTCGTCGCGCTGGCGCCGGCGGAGGTGTTCACCCGCATCCTGCAACGCTGCTACGACATCGTCAGCAACGCGTCGAACATCACCGGCATGCTGTCGACCGAGACCGAGATCGGCAAGACCGCGGTCCGGGAAATCAAGGACACGCTGCTGAAATACCGGACCGGGGGCGGCGATTCGGGCGGCGTGCTCGTCACCGCCAACGCCAAGTGGGATCTGACGCGGCTGTCGGAGGACCCTTCGCAGGCGCTGTCGGTGTCGATCAAGGACTCGCTTGCGCGCGACGTGTGCATGACCTTCGGCGTGCCGACGCAATTGGTCGGCATCCCCGGGACCGACACCTACAACAACCTCGCGCTCGCCCGCGTCGGCCTGCTCACCGACACGGTGCTGCCCGGCTACATCAACCTCTATGTGTCGGCGCTAAATCATGCGCTGATGCAGGGCGAGCTAGGCGCCGCCCGGATCGTCCCCAATATCGCGGCGATCCCGTCGATGGCCGCGTCCCGCCTGCAATTGGTCGACACCGCCAGCAAGGCGACAATGCTGTCCGTCAACGAGCAGCGCGGGCTGCTCGGCTATCCGCCGTACGACGACGACGAGATGGCGAACGTCCCGGTGCAGCTTGAGCAGATGCGGCGCCTGCGCCTCCAGGTCGAGTTGGCCGGCGGCGGCGCGGCGATCCCGCTCGACGACGAGCCCACGTAGATGCTGGTCGACGTCGAATCGGACCGCGAATTTCAGGCCTATTGCGACCGCGTCGAGCGGCGGCTCTATGCCGACATGGTGCCGGTGCTCGTCGCCGGCGTCCGGCTCCAGGTCGCCCGCACCGGCGTCCGCGCCCAGGACTACGTCGAGACGCGCGGCGCCCCGATCCTGCTGCGCTACTACCGGCGCGTCTATCGCGACCAATTCCGCGCGGTCGGCGCCGCGCTCGCCGAGGAGAAGGCCGAGACGCTCACCGGGTTCATGACCGAGCAGCTGCGCTGGCTCGCCCGGGCGGCCGGCGCGCAAATCCGGCGGATTGCGGAATCGCTGCGCCGGGACGTCGCCGACCTCGTGATGGCGCGGGTTCGGGAGGGGAAATCGAACGACGTTATCGCCCGCGAAATCGCCCGCATGGCGCCTGAGATCGCCCGGCCGCGCGCCGCGACCATCGCCCGGACCGAGACCCACAACAGCGCCGTGGCCGCGGTCGACGCGACGCTGCAATACAAGCGGATCACCGTCCGCACCAAGACCTGGTGGAGCGCGCAGGATCGCCGCGTCCGGCCGAGCCACCAGGAGGCGCATGGCCAGACCGTGGCCTACGATCAGGCGTTCGCGGTCGGCGGCGCCGCCATGATGCGGCCGGGCGACTCCAGCATGGGCGCCGGCCCGGAGGAGGTCATCAACTGCCGCTGCGCCGTGCTTTTCAATACGGCATAGATTGTCGCAGGGGTAAGTCATTGACGGACCGGGGCGGGCGTCCGGCCGCGGCCCGATCCGCGCGCAAGATGTCTGCTGTTCATCGCGTCAAGCGATTCCGGAAATTATTTTTGGGCTTTGATCCGCAAAGCAAAACGAGCAAGAAACCCCGATAAAACGGGCACTTCTCGCAAAGTCGCTGAGGCCGATTTGCTATAATAGCTGCACGTTCGGTCGGGGGGCGTTCCCCCGCCGGGCGGGCTATTTGAAATTGTAAAAACAGAAAGGAGCGAACGATGCTGCCTCCGTTCAGAGACACATCGAACTACGTCTATCTCTGCCTCACGCCGCACGGCTGGGGCAAGGGCAAGACCGGACCCGTCGCCATCCGCAACTGCCGCGATGGGCGACGACTGGGTGAAGCGATACGGCTACGTCCTCTATTTGATCCATCCGGACTTCGAACTCGACGGCGACGGCACCATGCTCACGCCGCAGGGGCATCCGGCGATCAAGGTCAAGGACAAGCTCGTCAAGGTCCAGCCGCGCTGAAAAAGCGGCCGCCGGGGGGATCGACCCCGGCGGCCCACCAACCAACAGAAAGGAAGTGACGAACGATGCCCAACCCTATCACGATCACGCTCCGCGCGGAAGACGCGGAGCCCATCCTCCGGGAGGCCGCCCGCAAGGCGGCGCTCGCCGGGGCATGCGTCGACTACATCACGAAGCGAACCGAGCGGTCGCCATGGGTCTATGCCCGGCGCCAGCCCTTCGACGATTGGCGGCGCGCCACGCAGGCCGAATTCATCCGGGCAAAGCGGATGGTCGAGGCCTTCGGCGTCGACTATGAGCCGACGTCGGAGGAGGAGACGCTCACCGTCTGCTATCCGATGAAAAACGAGAAGCGGACGCCCGTCGCCATCGGCGGGCTCCTGCGCTACACCCGCGTCGAGGGCGGCGAGCCGGACTACAAAAAGCCGATCCCGAAATACCAGGGCGGCGTCCACGAGGAGGCCTGCAAGCAGGCCGCCGACCGGGTCGTCCGCCGCTGGCGGGCGACGCTAGCCGACTAGGCGGCGGGGGCCGCCCCCGGGCGGCCCCCCCTTCCCGGATTGGCGGGGGCGCTCTTTACCGCTTCCGGGAATAGGACTATCGTCTGCACCCATCTCCGTCGGGGATGGGCGTGATGCTGTTTTCCGACATGTCGCTGGGCCGGTGGGAGACCAAGACCGTTTCCGACGGTGACGAGGTCGCGCACTTCGCCGGCGTCGCGTCGACGTCGGACATCGACCTGGTCGACGACATCATCGAGCCCGGCGCGTTCGGCAAGATCGTCCCCAAGGACGTCGCGCTGCTGCGCGATCATGTCGGCACCCAATGCATCGGCGGCTGGACCGGATTCGAGCAGGACGGCAAGCACCTGCGCGTCGAGGGCGACATTTCGCTCGCGATCCCGCTCGGCCGCGAAACCTACACGCTGATGAAGCAGGGATTTCTATCCGGCATCAGCGTCGGTTATCGCATCCGCAAGGGCGGGATGGCCTTCGACGAGGCCACCGGCGTCCGCCGGATCAAAAAGGCGACGCTGGTCGAGTGCTCCATCGTCGCGGTCCCGGCCAATCGCGGGGCGCGCGTCCGCTCGGTCAAATCGCTGCTCGGGTCGCCGGCCGAGTTGCACGAATGGCTGGCGGACGCCGGGTTCGATGACCGCGAGATCGACGTCGTGATCAGCAAGGGATTTGACGCGCTGCGGCGCGACGAGCGCGGCGCCCTCCGCATCCATGGGGTCGACGGGTTCGGTCGATTGCCGACCGACGACCAGTGTACCGCTTTGGCAGAGGCCGTCCGCGGCCTCGTTAACGACGTGAGGCAGCCCCATGTCCACAGTTGAGGACCGCATCGCCGAACTGCTCAAGGAGATTCAGACCGCCCGCACCGATCTGGCCAAGGGCGACGACGCGCGGATGGCTGCACTCGCCGAGCTTCGCGCCGACGTCGAGAAGGGGTCGAAGTCGGTCGGCGACGTCACGGCCAAAATTGACCGGATCAGCGCCGATATGGCCGCGCAGGCGACCAAGGCGCAGTCGCTTGAGGCGGCAATCGAAACGCTGTCAAAAAAGATCGGCCGGCCCGGCGGTCCGGAATTTTCCGACGAGGTCAATCGCAAGGCCGCGCTCGGCCTGCTCGAATTGCGGCACCTAGCGCGGGTCCCGAAGCGCGACGCCGAGCACCCGTTCACGCCGACCGAGGAGCAAATCGCCGAGGCCGCAACCGCCATCAAGGGCGTGCGCGGTTTGCTCAAGACGACCGACATCGGCAACCTCCCCGAGGATTGCCGCAAGGCGCTGACGTCGTTCAATCTCGGCTCGTCCGGCTTCATTTTGCCGCCGGAAATGTCGTCGCGCGTGCTCTCCTGCCTGGAGGACATCACCGACGTCGCCGGGCTCATGCAGAACATCACCATTAGCGGCCCGTCGATCAAATTCATGGTGGACGACGCGCGGCTCATGGAGGCGGCGTGGGCGTGCCAGACGGACTGCTTCGCCAACAATCCGGCCGGCGATCTGACCCGCGGGCTCGGCGAGCTAGAGCTACGGCCGGAGACGCTCCGCTTCATCGTCTGCACGTCGCGCGACATCCTGGAGGACGCCTCGGTCGACATGGAAACCTGGATGCTCGGCAAGGTGAACTGGGCATTCCGCAACACGATCAGCACGGCGATCATTTCCGGCGACGGGATCGGGAAGCCCATCGGCATTCTCAACCCGGCGTCGGGCATCCCCATCTGCGACGTCTCGACGGCGACGCCCGCCGGTCAATTCACCTGGCAGGATTTGGTGCTGCTCAAGTGGCAGGTGCCGATGCAATTCCACGGCGGCGGCGGCGCCGCCGGGGGCCGCTATCTCATGAACCAGAACACCTTCGGCCTGGTGCTGACGATGTCCGACGCCATGGGCCGGCCGATCATGATCG